CTCGTGCGCCTCGCGCATCCAGTCGGTGGGCATCACGTTCTCGCCGTGCCGCGCACACGCCCACGTCGACTCCGGCGTGGCGGTCGAGTGCGCGCAGGTCCGGCAGTTGATCTCTTTGACGACCTTCGAGCCGTGGCAGAGGTCATGCGCCGAGCACCACTTGCACTCGTACCAAGTGGGGTCCGTGCTGATCGGCGGCGGCATCTCGTCGGCGAGGGCGATGCGCTGACCGCGTTCGATGGCGCGCTCTGCGTGCTCGCGGTCGTAGCGCACGCGCTCGGTGTGCAGTCTGTCATCATCCTTGCAGACTGCAACGTACAGGGCGCGGTCGATGCCGGTTCCGCGCATGTACACTTGCATCTGGGTGAAGTGCTTCGGCTGCGACTTCTCGACGCCTTCCTTCTCGACCGCTTCCCATGACTTCTTCGAGTGCGTCTTGATTTCGAGCACGTGCGCCTTCTTCGGGCTCTCCGGCACGCCTGCGGTGATGATGCCGTCGATGCTTCCCGAGACGTGCGAGCCGAACTCCACGCGCGTCTGGTCTGCGCCCGTCGCGCGCACCTTCATCCCGATCGCGCGCAGGTCTTCGACGACCGTCTCCTCCTCGCGGTGCCCGCGGCGGAAGACGCGCAAGATGCGGCCTGGAAACTGCTCGCGGAACGCCCAACGGAACGAGAGCCAGAGCTTCCGCTCGCACTTCTCGCCGAGCGTTGATGCGCCCATGTGCGGGCGGAACGCCTCCTTGTGCGACGCGCGCTTCGCCTCGTGCGCCGCGTCGATGAGGGCGGCGATCGTGTTCTGAGGTTCGGGGATCTTCATGGGTGCCTTCGTTCCGTCGTTCGAGTTCTCATGTGCTACAGGCGAAAGCGAGGACCGCCGTCGAACGCCTTCCGGCGGCGGCCCTCACCTTCTCAAAGGGTCACTTCGCCCAGGGCGGCTTCGGCCCGGCCTTCGCCGGTGCGCCCTTCGCGGGAGCCGGCGTCGCCGAGCCCTCGAGGCTCTTGTGCCCCTGCACCTCGTTCTGCGCCTCGTAGCCGTTGCTTGCCTCGCGCACCTTGAGCTTCACGCTCACGTTGCAGCCGAGGAGCTGATCGGTGTCGTTGACGCGGGAGAGGCCCACGCAGCGGCAGAGCTCCGCGAGCTGCTCGCGGCCGATGGATTCGGCCTTCGGATTCTCATTCCTGACGTTATAGTTCGACCAGACCTTTCGGCCCGCGCCGCTCGGACCCGAGATCGTGTACTCCACGCGGAGGTATTGCCCGGTCCCCGACTTGGTGGCCTTCACCTCTGCGCCGGTGATGGATGCGGTGTACCAGCCGGGCGCGAGGACCTCGTAGTTCTTCTCGGTTGCGGGAACGTCGGACGGGTTGAAATCGAATTGCATGGTCTTCAGTCTTTCTTGATGGGGGCGGTGATTGCGAACGACGGGCGACCCGGCGTCGTGGTGATGGCGCCGAGGAGCGGCGCGGTGATGGTCGGTGCGGCGGCTTTCCAGGCTGCGGCGTTGATGTCGGCGGACCAGCGGAAGAGCGAGCCGAGGTGTTCGGAGAGACCGTGTTCGGCGGCGAGTTCCTGAAGGCGCTCGGCGTCGACCTTGCGGTTCATCCGCCCCACGACCTTGATCGCGTAGCCCGTCTCGGTGCGTGCGTTCGTCGTGCCCTCCTTCCCCTCTTCGAGCGCGAGGAGCTCCACGAGGCGGTCTTCGATCGTCCGTCGACGAGCGACCGCGATCGCTTCGTCGGCCTTCGCGTCGCACCACTGGGCGCTGAGGTCGTCGAGCTCTTGGCTCACGATGCACCCCCAATCTTGCGAATGACCGCGCCGAGGTCGGGCGCTTCCCACGCGTCGAGACGCCCGCTGCGATCCTTCGCCGTCCAGAGCCCATCCGGGTGCGCCATGAGGGCGCGCTGCGGCACGCCGTCGGCGTCCTTCTCCACGCGGAGCGCGAGCACCTCGTCGAAGAAATACGGCAATTGTTGGCCCGTCTTGTTGCCGGGCATCGACGGCGCGTAGAAGACTTTCCCCATCTCGTCGGTCGACTTCTCGAGCTTGGCGGACATGTAGACGTGACGGCCGGGCAGGTCGCGGAAGGCGCGGATGAGGTCCGTCATCTGCTCCTGCATGGCGCCGTACGCCTGCCTGGGGTCTTTGGCGATCTTCTTCTCGTAGTTCAGCACGACCTCGGCGATCTCCGAGATGCTGTCGACGGCGACCGACTCGAAGCCGCGAGCCTCGTCGGAGCCCGCGAGCCACTCGTACGCCTCGCGCAGCGTCGCCATGCTCGACACCTCGACGTACGGCAGGTCTTCGCCGACGAGCGAGAGGAGCCCGGCCTCCGCGCTGATGATGATGGGGTTCGGAAGCGTGCGGATGAGGCTCGTCTTGCCTGCGCCAGCCGCGCCGAAAACGAGGAGCTTGACCCCGTTCGCGTGCGCTTCGCGGGTGCGTTTGATGCTGATGGCCATTTGGCTTGTTCTGCTTTCTCCGTCGGTCGGGGAATCCGGTTGACGGGGAGCCCCGCCGACGCATCGAGCGTCGCGCGCCCTCATGGGGCGGGGCTAGATGGTTACGCTGCGCGGCAGGCGTCCTCCAAAGCGGAGGACTCCTCGTTGCTCAACGCGTAGTCGTCGCTCGACCACACCGATCGACAGTCGCGGCACCGAAACAGGTTGTCGACCCCAGCCTCGTGACCGCCACGGCGTCCGCAATCTGGGCACTCGTAGCCCTGCTGAATGTGGCTCTTGCGGACGATGGCGTTGAATTTGGTTCGGTTCATCTTTGCCTTCTTTTCGTTTCGATCTTGGTGCACCGGCGGGGCATCGAGCCCCGCGTTCCCTCATGGGCGGTGCGGTGCGCCTTAGTAGGCGCCAGCGGCGACGAACTCGGCGTCGTCGAAGGAGGCTGCGCGGGCTTCGTCGGGGTCGACCTTCGCAAGCGCCGCCTGCCAGATCTCCTCGCGCTCCGCTTCCGTCGTGCGAATCGAGAGGCGCTTCGCCGTCTGAATCACCGCGATCGGGTGGAGCTCTTGGCCGTACGAAGCCGTGTTGAGCATCGCGATCGCGATCTTGCGGACGAGGAGGTTGGTTTGCGCTGCGGTCATGGTCGTCTCGTTCTCGCCTCGGTCGGGTCATTCCGTTTGGGCGATGAAGAGACACTACGCCATGCACCCGGAACGCGCAATAAAAAAACGCGACGGTGCGTTCTTTTTTTTCTCTTGCGCGTTGTTTTCGAGCGCTGCTAGGATGCGTGCGCCATGCTCACACTCGCAGAAATTCGAACCGCGCTTGCTGACCGGCGGCTGAACGTCGTCGCGAAGGCAACAGGAATCCACGTCACAACGATCGCGCGCATCCGAGACGGCGTGTCGCTTGACCCCAAGTCGAGCGTCGTCGCAGCGCTCTCAAACTACCTCGAGGCCCGTAAGTGAACCCGCTCGAAGCCGCGCTCGCCTACGCCTCGTGGGGCTGGCCAGTCCTTCCCATCGTGCCGAACGGCAAGCTCCCGGCGACGCAGCACGGCGTGAACGACGCGACGACGGACGAGGCGACGATTCGCCGATGGTTCGAAGGGCACGACGACCGGAACGTGGGCATCGCCTGCGGCTCGGCCTCGGGGCTCGTCGTCTTCGACATCGACCCGCGCAACGGCGGCGACGACTCGTGGGGCGCGTGGACGGACGAGCGGGGCGCGCAGCCCGACGGCGCCGTGCAGCTCACGGCGGGCGGTGGGCAACACTACCTCGCCGCCTACGTCGATGGCGTGAAGTCATGCAAGCTGCGCGACGGCATCGACCTTCTTTCCGATGGTCGCTACTTCGTCGCCTTCCCTTCGCGCATCGAGGGTCGCGAGTACCGGTGGGAGCTCAGCTCGGACCCGTTCGAAGGCGTGGCCCCGATGGGCATACCCGACCGAAGGCTCGAAGGCATCGAGGCGAAGCGGCGTCAGCCGGTGGCGTTGACGGGCGACGGCTCGCTCATCACGGGCAACCGGAACAACGGTCTCCACAGGCTCGCAGGGCTCATGCGCCGCTACGGCATGGGCGAGCCCGAGATCCTCGCCGCGCTCAGCGTCACGAACGAGACGCGTTGCGACGTGCCGCTCCCGGCCTCGGAGCTCCGGCAGCTCGTTCACTCGGCGTCGCGGTACGAGGTCGAGCACGACGTGGCGGCGAACGCTGCGCTAGGCGACGACATCGCCCGCGACATCCTCGCACTCGTCGAGGCGAAGGCCCCGAGCGAATACTTCTTCAGCCGCGCGACGAGCTTTCTCTCGCAGCCTGCGCCGCTGGAGTGGGCGGTGAAGAAGTGGATCCCCGCATCCGGCACGACGATGGTCTTCGGCGAATCCGGCGCGGGGAAGACGTTCGTGACGCTCGACATCGCGTGCAGCATCGCAGCGGGGCGCGATTGGATGGGCCAGCGCACGAAGCCCGGCGTCGTCGTCTACATGGCGGGCGAGGGTAACTACGGCATTCGGCAGCGCGTCGCCGCGTGGTGCAAGCATCACGGCGTCGAGAACCTCGACAACCTGCTCATCTCGAACAAGGGCATCGACCTCGACTCGGCCTCGGCTGCGGCGCAGATCATCGCAGCAGTGCGCGAGCTGACCGACGCCGACTCGGTGATCGTCGTCATCGACACGGTAAACAACCACATGTCCGGCGACGAGAACGCGGCGCGCGACGTTCGCAACTTCTTCAACGCGGCCAACGTGGTCGCCTCCGCGCTTCGCTCGGCGGTCGTGCTCAATCACCACGTCGGGCACGGCGAAGGGGCCAAGGGGCGCGCACGCGGGTCGAGCGCGTTCAAGGCGTCGCTCGACGCTTCCATCATGGTCTCGAAGGCCGACGACGGCGCGATCGAGCTCTCCTGCGTGAAGATGAAGGACGCTGAACCGCCCGCTCCGATGTTCGGTCGCCTCGAGCCCGTCGCCCTCGGGTGGGTCGACGAGGACGGCGAGGAGATCAAGGGGGCGGTGTTCGTGCGCGCGGATGCTCCACCGCCGCGAATCAAGGTCGACGGCAAGCTCGCCGAGGCGCGCTCGACCTTCGAAAAAGCCTGGTGGGATTCAGGCTGCGAGTTCCGCGATGGGCTGCCGTACCTCTCGCGCTCCGCCCTGCGCGAGTACATGGCGAAGAACGGCAAGAGCGAGAGCTACATCAAGCAGGCGATGAAGCCGAGCGGAG